CGGTGTTTGCGGGTGCTTCGGAGAGGAATGCTCTCTCTTCCTGAAGCATTCTTTCTTGGTTCTCCAGAAGAACTGCGGTAACCATTCTGCGGTGTGCATCTTTGATGCTACCGAGACCCTCATCATGGTTGAGGATAGGTGCCCACTTCTCCTGAAGGTATTCAGCATTGAAACCTTGCATTTGAATTTACCTTTTAAGTTTTAGTTTGACTTATGATTAAAAAATCACTTTTGCGAAACTCTGGTCAGAGTTTGGAGATAACCCTCCATTAAAGGAGATACGGAAGCAGAAGCTTCTGCATCAGAACTTTCTGAAATGTTCTCTGACTTGTCTCTTTGAGTACCGGCATTTGCTGGGAAGTATGACTCCCTCAGAGTTTCCAGTTTCTCACGATATGTGTCTTCACTATCAAACTCAACATTTTCGGCAAGAGAAGCGAGTTTTTCCTTCTGTGAAAGTGCCAGACCTTCGCAGACCTCGGAGAAGATTACATCAGCAACCGACTCAGCTAATCTTTGTTTGAGAGCAATATTAGATTTAATTTGCTCGTTGAGTTTATCTTCCATCTCATCTAATTTGTCTGCCATTGCGGCAGTTACATCATATTTCTCTTCAGGGATATTTACATAATGATCTTCAAAAAGACTTCTCATTCCAACAAGGAATGATTCGGTCATTTCGGCCTTGAGACCTTCTTCGACTGCGAGTTGGTTTTCAGTCATCCACTCTTCGCAGACGTACTCAAGATATGCATCAACTCTATCGGTCAGTTCTTCCTTAATGATAGAAACTTCCTCTTCCAGAGTTGCTTCATATTGTGCTTTCAACTCTTCTTGAATTGAAGCAACTTTTGTCTTGATAGCAGTTTCGAAAATGGTACGTGCTTTCTCTTCGAAATCTTCGGAGAGTTCTTCACCTTGAAGGAGTGCAGTAACATCTTCTTCGATGTCATACTCTGCAACAATTTCTTCTTCGGCAACTACTTCTTCTTCAGTAGTTTCTTCTTCTGCAACGATTTCTTCTTCAGTAGTCTCTTCTTCAGAAATCTCTTCTCCCTCGATTTCCTCTTCTTCTTTCATACCCTTAGGCATAGATTCAGCAGGCTTGGCACCTCTGTTTACTACATCCTTAACAGATGCAATTGAAGGTTCCTTGAGTTTGGCAGAGTTATCGTCTACCTTATAGTTTTCTGGAGTAGGACCACCGAGATCTTCCCAATTACCAGTTTGGCCAGGTGTAGAAACACCGGAAGCATTGCTCCCTGCCTTTGGCATTGATTCAGATGCAGCAGAGCCTTTGGTTACTACGTTTTCCATTTCTTGTAAATTGCTACCAACGGACATTTGATTAGATATTTTTGTATTAATCTATATTTATTTATAATTTACAGATTTGACAGGAAGTCGTTAAATAAATTCAATTTATGCTCTTCGAGTGATCTTTGATCGACAAGAGTATTAATTCTCTTTTGAGTTTTTTCTGCAAGTTGTTCACGAAGGATTCCACCTTCCCAAACCCACTCTTTGCCTTCCATAATTCCCTGAACAAATGCATCAGGTGCAGAAGGATCGGCAACAATATCAGCAGCAGTTGCTAACATAAAATCTTCACCAACTTCAGACCATCCTTCTTTGGACATTTTTAAAGAACCAATTCCACGAGAAGAAACTCCAAGTGTCACACCTTCTTTAAGAAGAGATTCTGCAATCTTTCCCATTGGTGTTGAAAGGATTTGTGCTTTCCCATGAAAATCATTTCCCTTTTGCTCAAGAGAAACAATTTTATGAGAAACCCGATCAAGATTGATAGTTGGACCATCGGGATGGCCTAATTCACCAAGAGCACGACCTTTATTAATATAAGATTCGGTATATCTTTTTACCTCACGTTCCATCACAGGTCTACGATAAACTCTGTGATTTCTATTTTCTTTTTCGGTCTGTAAAAAGGGTCCTTGAATAAACAAGGTCTTTTTACCATTCACACTCTCAGTAACAACTTCAACCTTTTCGATTTCTTCTCTGATTAGTTTCATTGATTTTTATGCGGTAATACCTATTCTTGCTGCTTTAATTTTCCCACTTCCATCAAAATAAATCGTATCTTCTTGATGCTTTTCAATTACTTCAACTGCACCATCTTTGATGGAAACAGAACCAATTCCAGTATAACCTGCATCATGAACATACAAAGTTGCCACACTTCCAGAATTATTATAAATTCTTACGAATCTGGCATTATCCACAGTGGTAGAATTTGCAACACCTGCTGTGATATCTACTTCAGCAGCAGAGACTAATATTCTTGCCATTTTTTTTAGAAATTCATTTAATAGTTATTTATTATTCTTCTGCTTCTGATTCTGTTTCTACATTATCAAAAAAAGAATTAGCAGCATCAGGTCTCATAGAATCGACTTTTGCTGCTGCTTTTGTATATAAAATATCTTTGATAGCAGAACTCACATCAGATTGTTTTTCACCAGAAGCAATTAAATCTAAAAGATCATCCATATTGTTTAATAAAAACTAGTAGTATTTATATTTCTCCACCCTTGGGCATTTCAGGAGCTTCCACTGATGATGCATCAATTTCCGGTTCCATTACAGGTTGTCCCAAATCCATTGATGCATTAGAATCTAATGGAGCACCTGTTTGTGGATCAATTGGAATACTTGGATCTGGAATAATTCCATCTTTGATTTCTTTTTCAATTAATTTATCTTGCTCTAAAATTTCAATATCTGTTTGGCGAAGAATCTTTCTTCTTACATAATCTTGAGAGAAATACTTACCAACATATGGTTCTGCAGTTGCAACCATACCCAATCTCTCATTCATAATCTCAGCTTCTTTTAATTCGGAGAAGTGATTATCATAAAGGAAATCATACTGAATATGCTCACTCATAACCTCCCAATCTTCTGGAGTAATGATATTTTTGAGAATCAATTGAGTTCTCAACATATCATTAAACATATTTGAGAATCTCTTTCTCAATCTTCCAACAAATTTTGTAAATTTGAGTTCGTCTCTTAAGATTTCAGAAGATCTCCCCAAGTTAAACCCACCTTCTCCATCCATTCTTGATGGGGGAACATTAAGGGACCTGAATAATTTTTTCTTAAAGTATTCAATATCAGTAATTTCTCCAAGGTTTTGGCCTCCTGGCAGAGTTGAGATTTCTGTTCCCCTTCCTCCTTCTCTTCTAGGAAGCCAAAAATCTTCGAGCATTGCCATATATTTTTTGTCATCGCGAATCTCTCCAGTGTTTGCATCATACACAAGTTTGTTGCGATATCTCATCATGACATCGCGAAGATATTGTTCTGCCTTTACCTTGGGTAAATTGCCAACATCAATATAAAAAATTCTACGTTCTGGTGCTCTAGACAATCTATAGATTACCAAAGAATCTTCAATCATTCGAAGTTGATTGAGAGATTTGATGGACTTATGGAGATATGAAAGAACCGAACCTTTGTTTCTATCTACAAGACCAGAAGTGCAATATGTGATTGCATCTTTTGCAATTTTGATTCCCTGACTTGCGCCAGTTGCATTCATATTTCCAGTCGGATATGTTCCTTTTGGATTGTAAATGTAATACTCTTCAATTTCTGGAAACTTATAATCCATTGGATCATTGCTTCTCAGATTTATAGGACTTCTATTTTCTTTTTCAGTATTTTTAGATTGGCGGATATGACGCATTTTCATTGCATCAATATAACGTAATTCTTGTATTCCTTCGTGAGGATTTTTTAAATCTATAATTTTATGATAATAAATTCTACCATCAATATACCAATTCCTATAAATTTCGTGAGATTTCTTATCAAAATCGAGAAGATTTAAAATATGTTTGAATTCTTTTCTTATTTTATTCTTTATACCATCACTTGCATTTAAATTAGAAAGTTCAATCTCAACAGGAGTATCATTAGTATCAGAAACAATAGCCTCATTTACAATATCTTCAATGGCACTATCACATTCTGGGTGAAGTGCCATTTCACGATATCTTTTGATTAAATCATATTCGGTTCTATATACACCTTCAATGTCAACATAGGATCCAAAAAATCCACTGCTCATATAATGGTCAACCCCGTCCTCGTTATTTGGAGGAACGGGGGAAACCGATGAAGGTGATAGAGGTTCTGTATCCTCTATCGAAAACCCAAACAGTTTTGCCATAATTTATTTTGAACTTTTTACTTATTTATTAACCGTTAGGGCTACCTGCTCCATCCAAACTGAACGACTGAACTTGGAATTCAATTGTAAATTCCTCAATCGTATCAGTAGAGTCATAAGAAAGATCGATTGCAGAAATATTTGTTGGGAAAATATCCTGGAATGTATACTCTTTCAATACAGCATTACTAGATCCTTCCGATCCTTGAGAACTTGGTGTAGATCCTCTTCCGAGTTGGTATACTGTAGCATTCTGCATATATGCAGATGGATCTGTAGCGCCAAGATTATTTTCAAGTCTTGAAATAACATCCATCCACTCTTCCATCGCATTTCTAATTGCGAAGTTTTCATCATTAATTACTGTTACAGTCCAAGTATCAAAGGTTCTGTCTCCAGCAACCTTAAATATTCTTCCTCGGAATGGTACATCAATTGAAGCAATGTTTGATGCTGGAAGTTGAGCCGCTTTGCACATGAATCTAAAATTATTTGGATCCCATGCAGTAACTCCGGCTGGAAGTGTTGTTAACTCTACTTCAAATAAATTGGGGCGAGCGCCGCCCCCAATAAGAGCTGATTTAAATTGAGAGATTGTTTTATTTTCTCTAGATGTTGCCATTGATCTTGTCCTCCTTTAGGTATTTATTTTAATCAAACTCTGCCAACTACTTCTTCGAAACTTACTCCAGTTCGAGTAGCAACGAAGGTAAGAGTAACATAATTGATTGATTTAGCTGGTTTCAGGAAGATGTCAGCTCTAAATTCATTGTTATCAATGACATCAGGTGTGTTGTTTGTAGAGTCGCAAACAACCAAGAATCCATAAAGTCCTCTCTTTGCTTCAACATCTCTGAGATAAGGTTCAACAATATTTCTAAAGTTGGCTCTTGTCAGTTCGTCATTAAGTTCGAATAATTGTGCTTCAGCAGCTTTTTCAAGTGCTTGCTCAATTGTAAGGAAAAGACGACGAACGTTAATTCTGTCGAAAGCAGAAGCATATCCGAGAGCAGTTTTGTCACCAAAAAGAAGTGTTCCAATGCCTGGTTTAGTAATAACCGCGTTTACTCTTTGAGGATAAAGTTGATCTCTTTGAGCTTTTGTTGGGTTATATGCCAACTTGACCGCATTATTAATAATTCCTCTTTGCTGTCCTGCAGGAGAGAACCATGGGTATGCAACAATATTTGTTCTGCACATCAATCCTGCAATGTCAGCATTGCAAGGAATGTATCTAAACTCATTATTAAATCTATCGTATGTGTACTTATATCCACTATCAAATACAGCATATGATGAAGAGGAAAGTGAACTGAAGTAAGAAATCAAATTGGTTGTTTGTGTTGTTGTGTTAGTTATGTTAACAAGATCTCCTCTATGAGGACCAATAACAGCAACACAATCTTTTCTACCATTTGCAAGAGAAATTAAATAATTTGCTTTTGCCTGTGATTGATCTTTTGAAACGCATCCAGGACCCATGATCAAATAGTCAACTGCAATCTCATCTCTATTTTGGAAAAGAGCATAAGAATTCATCAACTTTGCCAGGTCGGCTTTCATTGGTCCATTACTTCCACGTTCTGGAATTCCTGCACCATAATCTTCTCCACCGCCAAGAGCATATGTAACGTTTCCAATACCACTGAAAGTTACATCTTGAGCAGGAAGACCCCAAAGTCCATCAGCAGTACTAATCGTAGTGTAGTCTGTTGCAAATCCTGTAGATCTTGGTGCTGTGTTATGATAAGAATCCTCTGCAGATGATGGGTTATAACCAGCATAAACGTTTGCAGAGAAGTCTGCAATATACTGCTTATAGAATGATTTTTGAGGTGAATTTACTGCAGATACTGCATCTCTTGCTTTTGAAAGGCCAACGTGCTTTTCAATAATTGTTCCAGTATTACCAGTAATAGTTCCAAAATCATCAACAACTACAACATGCAATCCATCATTTTTTCCACCCCTATCTAAAGCATATGTGGTTGTAATTGGTTTGGGTGCAATCGATTTCCAGTAAATTACCGCATTATCAAGATCTAATCTCTGATCTTCATACCAGTCAATTGCAGTGTCTACATTGTATGCTTCAACATCTGCAGATAATCCAGTGTTAATACCAGAATTATTAACAAAGAACAAACTATCGTCAGTATCGAAAGATCGATGTGCGGCTCCTTCTGCGTAAATTACTGCTGTTTCTGTTCCTGCTGCTGAAACGCGGGAAACAATCTTAACATCAAATTTACTTGCACCATTCGTAGCGTCTGTTCTAACACCAGTAACAATACCTTTAAGATATCCACTAAATGTTGATGTTGTTCCTGCCCCAGGAATAATTACATCCGAAAGAGATGCTGTAACACCATATCCAATTTGAACACCAGCAGTTGCTAAATTAGTTGTAGTAATACCAATAGTTTGGTCTGCAAGATCATCAATTGTACATACTTTTAAACCATTCGCCCATGAACCTGGGTTTTTTGCAGCGTATGTAAAATTAGTTGCTGTAGAATGATTATTTGTATAGTCATCATAGTTGTTGATTTGAAGTGAACTTGTAGATGCAATTCCAACACCAGCATTGGCATTATTCAGATCGACATCATCAGTTCTTACAACTTTCAGAACTCCTCCATATGATAAGAATGAAGATGCACTCATCCAGTATTCATATTGAGCATCTGTTGAAAGAGGTTTTCCAAAAACATTGATTAAATCTTGCTCAGTAGCAATGTCAATAGGAAAATCAACAGGTCCAATTGGAAAAGGTGCAGCAATAGCACCAATATTATCTAGAATATTATCAGCTCTACCTACCGTTAAATCAACCTCCCTGATTAATACACCGGGAGATAACTGAGGAGTCGCCATGTTTTTCTCCTTTTTAGTCTCGTTTATCTAAAAAATATTTATTAAAAAATAACTTTACACTGGGGAAATCGGACGTGAACATTACCAATCGGGATATACATCCTTAATTCTAGGAACTGGATTATATGGTATATCTGGTTTATCTAATTTTTCTTTTCTAGATTTAGAGACTCTCTTTATGGTGCAGTCTTTGCATTCATATGAATACGACGATGCTACAGCTCCTCTATCTTTTCTGGTTCTATAAAATGATTCTATTAAATTTTTAGTTTCTCCACATATTCTACATTTCCTATCATTTAAAAGTAAATGACCAAGTTTTATTTGACCATCTAAATCCATTAGAGGTAATCCCACATATATGAACGATCACCATATTCATCAGTGTACCAACGATCACCTTCGGCATCCACAAATGAATTTGAATCTAGACCATCAGATATAAACCCAAATGGTGCCATGTCTTGTTCAATTTGGTTTTTCTGCTCCTCATATAATCTCTTACGAACATCTTGATCAGTAAGTTCCTTAAAGTAATCTTGTGCAACCAACCATGCATAGATAACAAGACACATTGCCAAGTCATCGTTACATCCTTCTTCTGCTTCAAAAGAATTACCTTTCGAAATAAATGTAGTTAGTTCTGATATAATCTCGTAGTCATTGAAGATTAATTTATCCTCCTCAATCATTGTCTTGAGATTTAATGACCCAACTTTCTTTACAGTCTTGGACATCTTAACTCCCAGTTGGGTTTTCTTTCCAGAAAATCCTTGACCAACAATTTGACCAGCTCTTCCTCTCATTGAGCACATGAGAAGATTTTGATACTCTAAATCATATTGAAGAATACTTGCAACCTGATCTCCAATATCATTTACCTCACAAAGAATATAGGCTCCATTATAATTTTTTGCTACTTCATATATGATATTTGGAAATAGCATTGGTTTGATTTCATTATTTCTATACTTTGCAACTACTTTATGTGGAAACTCTGTTATGTCAGTAACTACGAATGCAGAGTAATCCTCACTCACTCCTCTGGCAACATCAACTGTCATCAAATAGTCGTGGTCATTTTTGGGGTCTTCATAAACATCAAGACCTTTATTTCTTACTTTAGGGTGGTCATAAATAAAACTTCTCAATTTGCTAGGAGCAATGAGTGTATCGACAGATCCTAAAAACTCACACTCAAACTCAACCTTGAATTGTTGTTCTGATGTGTTTGCAATAGTCTGTTCTTTCCATTTAGAATCTCTACCTGGAACTTCTGACCAATGAACATCTGTGGGAATATATTCGTTCTTACCTTTTTCCGCATCGTGCCACATACGGTAGAAATGATTCATACCATGTGGCGTTGAAACTATGATGACTTTTGTGCTTTTACCAGAAGTAATAGTAGGATAAACAGATGCAAAGAAGGAGTCAGCGATGTGATTAGGGACGAACGCGAATTCGTCGAGAAAGAGGATATTGAACGACATGCCTCGGACAGCACTTGCAGATGTAGAAGCTGCCAATATCTTACTGCCATTTTCTAACTCCAAACTACCTTTATTCCATGCTATGATACCTTGCTGCATCCACTTTGGTAAGTTCTCATATGCAGTTTGTAACCTATCAAGAAGTTCTCTTGCGGTTGCAGCTTTGTTTGCTAGAATGCCTATATTGACATTATCATTAAATACTGCATAATGTAAAAGAAAAGAAACCACAGTTGTTGACTTACCTGTCTGTCGTGGCATCTTGCAGATATTAAATCTGTTATTATGAAAGTTATTAACTAACTTTTCTTGAAATGGATATAACTCAAAAGGTTGTAATCCTTTATCAAGAGTCACAATCTTCACATAATTTTTTGCAAAATATACTGGGTCACTCTGACATTTAATAAACTCCTCAATCTGTTCTTGAGTAAATTCAATCGCAGTATTTGCTTTCTTTAATAATGGATTGCCAAGATATACGTCACTCATAACGAAACTCCTTTTTAGTCTTCTACATAAATGAACGACACAGTGGCATCAGACAAATTACTTGTGGATTGAACTGCTGCTGTTATGAAATTGTTTGGTGGAATATGAATACCAATATCTACTAAATCAACATCAATCGTAGATCCATCCGTCATATGAAATGCAGCAATTGGTGGTGTTGTTTGTGCTGGTAATGTAAACAATCCACTACTATCTTCAGAAGCAAACAAAGACGCATTGAAATCTGTTTGTGTAGTCCATCTCAAATAATTTGTTACTATTGGATTATAATATATGTACAAAACAGCAGGATTTCCAGCAGTATTCACAGATGCTGTAAGTCTTGATACGATAAGGTCTCTGGTATTAATTTTGCTTTGATAAATGAGTTTGTTCTTAAGTGAGGAAACATGATACAAATTATTGGCTAACATTGCATCAGTTCTGTTTACCGTCACAGAATAAGGAAGTCTTGTTCTCTCAATAATACCTTCAACAGCACCAAGAAATGAAGATCCAGTGCAAGTTACAACACCACTTGTAGGAGATCCCAAGTTTGCTGCGACATATCCAATCTTCATTGATGGATTGTCTAAATGTGGAAACTCATTTCTATTTGTGTAATGTTCATGATGGAAGAACATCATATCCCCATTAGTGGGGTTCTCAATCGCATAACGGATCTCACCAGCACCCAACCAACGGAAGTTGATTTGATACACATTTAGTTTTGATGGATCAATTGTAACACCAGAGTATCCAGTTCCATCCAGTTTGTCCAGGTTAAAATCATCTTGGAATGTCCAGTTTTCTGTCTGTGTTACTCCAGTTTGATCTGTTGTGTTTGTAAATGTTATTGTTGCGGTGCTGGTTGCATCAAATGTGCCAGTTTGAGGTCCAAGAGATGTTGATAAGAACTTAATTCTGGTTTGGTCATACTCAACCAGATAACGAGCCGTAAATGCTGCTTGATCTTCTAATCCTTCTGCAAGGAGAGCAATGTTTCCAGCAATAGTTCCAGCATTTAAAGTTACGGCAGTAAATACAGTTCCATTGAGAGTAACTGTTACATCTCCATCATTTAATGCACTAAAAGTAAAACCTTGAATATGTGCTTTACCCCCATTAGCACGAAGAACACCAAACTGCCCGTTGGTATGTGCATAACCAATTTGAACGGCATTTTCTTGATTGAATAATCCTGCTCTTTGAGTGAATCCTACTGGATTAGAAGAATATGCCGCAGTAAATCTACACACCGCACCTTGTCCAGGACGATATCTCAAAAAGTTTGTGCTTCTAAGAACACCATAAGAATTAGCATCTGTTCCAGCACCAACTCTAAATCTGGTGTCGCCATTGGTAGCAATACCACTGGAGCTAAAAGTAAAGGTCTCAAACTCTCTTGGATCCAATCCATAGACAGCATCACCCTGAACCTTTGGTGTTAATGGAATCGCAAGAATCTCTCCAAAAGCAGATTTGGATGAAGCACTTTCATTGAGAATATTTCCATACTCATCAGCACGGATATAAACCTCATGCAGTGTTCTTTCTTGATTCAGATAATCTTGTTCATTTTTATTCCACTGTGCCATTAATCACTCCACGATAATCTTTCTGGACGATACCTTTGAGAACTTTTAATTTTTAGAGAACTTGTAGTTGATGGATACAAGTTATGAACTACTGCTCCAGGATACTCATCCTGAAGTTGCTCAGCAAGTTCATTCTTAGAAGGCATTGTTCCTTCAATCTCAAGTCTATATATCTTTCCTTCCCAGACAACATCTGCCACATATGATTCAGCAGCAGGTTCTGGTTGGGAAGATCCCCCTACGTTTAGGGTTCCGTTGAAGTCACCGTTGATGGTGATACTTTCTGTTAAAAATTCTTGAAAACTTTTCATTGATCAGCACTTCCAGCGACGACGGGCTTTGCAAATTGCTTTATCGGGGTCTTTTGAGCAATCAATGTTATGCATGTCTTGCTGACCCTTAGAGCGTGAGCAGAAGGACTTTCTGCGTTTGGCATCCTTGCTACCTGGTTTTGGATCACCAGTTACAGCAGTCTTAAGTTTGGAACCTGGGTTCTCACGGCGATATGCCTTAACTGCGGCAGGACTCATACCATCGGTTTTATCGCTCTTATTAACCTTCTGCCAATCTTCCATGAACTGAGCAAACTCTTTTAACTTAGGAAGTTCGGCAGTTGCTCCCAGTTTTCTCTTAGCAGCATCTCTTTCACCACCAACACCAACATTAACAAGTGCTCTAATCTTTTCTCTCTTTTGTGCCTTCTTATGAGCATCTTTGTCAATAGTATATGACTCCTTCTTTAGGGTTGTAGTAATTCTCTTCTTACCATCTGGTGTTGGTACAAACTCACCATAATCACCTGCTTTTGGATCATTCTTATCCACATCACCATCAACATCAGCATCAATTCTCTTGACTGCTTTTTTAACTAGTTTTTTGAGATCTTTTGATGGAACTTCATGTGGAGTATGTGCCTGAGAGTGAATTTCACTAATAGTTCCCTCTAAGCACTGACAAGGATCATATCCACAAACTGGACATACATCCTCTTTCACACAGCGATTATAAGTTTTACCAAATAGTTTCTGTGTTCCCACTTTCTTATATCCCTTCCAACACTTCTTACCTGCTTCATCGAGCATGTTTGTGGATTCGCTATGCTCCCCACTTTCAACA